TGTGGCATGGTGGTCTTCCTCAGAATTTAATGGCGGCGAGCAGAGATGTGTTGCGGGATCTCATCCTCAGAAAGTCCACACCAGCTGACATTCCGGTTGTGGACAAACTGAATACCGCATACCCTGGCGCAGTGAATAGCGTCCCATCCGTACCACCCATCTGCTGCCCATATGCATTAGGTCCGATGCTGCCGAGGTACTGGGCGATATGAGTCGCTTCTTGCCTAGATCCGAATGCCCGTCCTTCATCCACCCCGCGCCCGTCGTCCCAAAAGCGAGGAAACTCACCCCGCACGTCGAAGACCCGAAACGTGCTTCCGTCAGTGTTGTCAGCGACCGCAATAGCGCCTGCAGCCCAAGTATCATTGGAAACCAGCACGCCGTTATGCATCGCCCAGCCGCGCAGCGCGGCGTAAGCGGTGCGTGATAAGTTGGCCGCGCCAGACTTGATATAGCCAGCGCGCGGCGTCGGCTGGGTATCAGCCAGCAAGCTACCGACCAGCACGCTGGCGTAGCCGGTATAGCTGGCACCATTGAGGGTGAACGCTTGCCAGGTCATCAGGCTGGCGTAATCGTCGTGCCAGATCGGGCCGAGGTCGCTGTTCGGCAGCGGCTGGCCCGCACGATAGTGACGTAAGCCATCACCAATACCGTAACCTGCCAAGGTCGTTGGCCGATGCTGCGCTCCCCAGGCCAGCTGCTTGATGGCCACTTCTAGCTGGTTGATTTCGTCCGGGTCAGCCGTAAGCCCGGCCGCCTCTATTACAGACAACAGTTCGGCCTGCACACTACGGGTGGCGCTTTGCAATGCGTTTAGCCACAGAGCTGAAACGATTGACCCCAGCTCACCCGTTGCCGGGTTGCCGTCGTGAAACTGTCCGTCGGGCGTGCCGACCTTTCCCATAAGCGGTTGCATGGCTATGCCTCCTGATAAGCGAAGTAAACAAAGGTGTGTGCTGGCTTCAGGTCCTTGAACAGCGCCTCCACCAGCACATCCCCAAACACAGTCAACCGCTCGCCTGCAGCAGACTGACCCACACGAAAACGGAACGCTTGGTTGCTAGCGCCATGCACGGTGACCTGCCAGACCCACACAATGTCGGGTACCCACACGATGTCACCAGCCCGGCCGGTACCTGCCCGTAGCGGCTGCGGCTCGCGGATGGTGATGCGGTAGCCCATCCCCTCGGCCAGCCGGGTGAAGTACGGAATGGACAGGCCGCCGGTTTCGGCCAGCTTGGCCAGTACCGCCTGCAGGCGCTGCTGGTAGCCGGCACCGGCCGGTGGCGAGATGCCGCAAACCCGCTCCCAGTCCGGCAGCAACTGCTCGGCAAAATACGGGGTGACCGCCGCCGTTACCCTGTTGGCGCTGCGCTGGGCGGCATCCAGTGCCTGCCCTTCGGCGGCCAGCTCGCCAGCCAGCGTCGGCGCGGTGGGCGTGTAGCTCACTGGCGGCAGCAGCATGGCCAGCAAATCGGCGTGGCTCATGGCATCAAGCCCACGGTAACGCTACCCAGCCGTACCCACTCCACCTTGCTGGCATCCACCACCGGCACCACGTTGGCCGCCGGTAGCGACACGCTGCGGTCCACCACACCAGGTACGGCAGATACCAGGGCTTCGATGCGGCTTTTGATGGCTGGCTCGCCCGGTGCCAGGCTGGCGAAGTAGCCGGTAATGGCGGCCTGGATCAGCGGGCTAGCTACCGCCAGCGTGGTACCGGCCAGCTGCACCAGCACGCTGACGTTGGCCGGTTTTTCGGTGGGAGCCAGTACTAGGGCGTTCTTGGCCGTCACCGGCCGCACGTCGTCGATATACGCCTGTACCGCCGCCACGGTGGCCGGCGACGGCAAGCCGCCGGCCGAGGTCACCACCACGTCCACCGTGCCCAGGCCACGGCGCAGCGGGTACACGTAGGCGGCAGATACGCCCGGCACCTCCAGCGCCCAGCGGCGATAGTCGTAACGGTTGCCGCCGGCCGGCGGGCGGCGGATCAGTTCCAGCAGACGCGCCAGCAGCTCGGCGTCGCTTTCTGCCTCTACGCCACCGCTCATGCTGGCCAGCAGCACCTGGCTGCTGACGCCTGCCGGCGCGGCCATCAGCGTGGCCTGGCTGCCGGCTGGCAGGTTGGCCGCCGTACCGGCTACGTTGGCCGCAATGGCCACCGTAGCCACACCGGCCGCGTCCAGCACCGCGCTGGCGCTGGTGGTGTATCCCTGGCTGCCGGCCTTTACTGCCAAGCCAGCCGGCACCGCACTACCAGGTACACCGTTTAACTGCAGCAGGCCGCTGGCGGCTACCGCCGGCTTGGGCTGCAAGCCGCGCAGGCGGGCGTGCAGTAGCAGGTAGTCGCGGTCGGCAGTGTCGGGGAAGATCTGGCGCACCATCCACGCCTGGTGCTGGTACAGGCCTTCCACCGCGCTGGCCACGCTGCTGGCGCGCAGGTAGAAGTCGCTGTCCGGGCCGGTGTCGGCATCGGGCAGCAGGTTCACCAGGTCGCGCAGCATGGTGTCGCGGAGGGTGGCGAAGGCAGGAATGGCGAACGGCATCAGGCCACCTTCACCGCATGCTGAAAGGTTTGGGTGCGGCCGCTGGCGTCCAGCACCTCAATGTGCAGGGCAAGGCGGCCGGGCTGGCGCTCGGTGGTCACGGTAACGCGCTTGGCGCGGTCATCGTCCAGTAGCGGCGCCAGCGCCTGCTCGGCGTACTGGCGCGCCAGCACCGCCACCCTGGACAGGTCTTTCAGCCGCCGCAGCTCGTGCAGGCGGCTGCCCAGCGTCGGGTCTTGCCAGTAGCTGCCCAGCGGCGTGGCCAGGCGCAGGTACACCGCGTTAGCCAGCGTGTCGGTGCGGCTGCCGCTGTAGTCGGCGGATTGGGGGGAGATAAAAGCGTCCATGCCCTGCAGTGTGCAGGGCATGGCGTGGGGGGATTAGCTGATGGGGTTCAGTGGTTAGTCTTCTTGCTGGGGATCAACCACACCAACTTTTACGATGACAGCCTTTCGAATTTCACCATGCAGCTCACGTGCGTTGATATGAAGCATGATAGGACGACGTTGCCACTCCGCTTCTTGCAGTCGTGCCATAGCTTCCTGGGTGAGGTCCTTTTCTTGGACCTGTGCAACGAATTCATCATGTGAGTCCAGACTGCGAACCTTCAATTTGAAGTCGGATTTCAACGAGCTATCTACCCCAAAGATTCGGTACTTGCCATCCAGACGAATTTCATCTGATCTCGTCCTGGCATTCTGTACCAACAAACGGGCTCGCTCGGCATCAAGAGGGACACCTTGGAAATCACTAGTTTCGGCAGTCTCCAGCCCTCTAAGCACATCCATAGTTGTGTCGTATGCGATCTTTTGAATGTTATCGACGATAGGATTTTTGACAGCGATGCTTTGCATTAGCTGCAGCCGCTTTGTCTCTTCTTGAGACATGGTCGCCATCACTGAAAGATGCTCTTTCTGTGTTTCGGCGTTGATCTCTTCGCTTCTAATCTGGCGTCTGCTCTCAATGTAGTGTTTGATCGACAAATAGCCGAAGATGAGAAGCATCGCAGAGATGATGATGAGTGTGGCTTGATCCCCGTTCATTTTTCCCATTACTCCGCCCAAGAACTGCTCTGCGAGCTTTTGAAAATCCAGAGTGAAGTTCGAAGATCCGTTCTCAACCTTGACGGAAATTTCTAGATCTTCTTTTTCTTGCTTGGTGAGTTTGTTGACGTTCGGTGAGTTGTACTTTGCAAGCGCATATGACCTGTAGACAGCAGTCTGCAGCGCAAGAAAGCTCTTCATCATAGCAGGGGATATCGTCTGCTTGTATCGATCACCCTTTGCATAGATACGCAGATTTGGCCAGCCATCGAACTCCAAGTTCAAGTCTTCGATACCCCACTGCCTGTTTTCTTGGGTCAGACGCTCTAGCAAGGCAAAGGCATCATCATCACTTTTGATGACTGTAGTTGTCATAGTGCACGCTCAATATTTTTCACATATGACATCATGCCAAGCAGATTCAAACCTTTCAATGCTTAACTTAGGTCAGCAGCCTCACACCACTCCACCCGGCACCCCTGGGTGCCCGTGCTGCAGGAAGCTCTTGCCCCCCGCCACCACGTCGCCGTCGGTGCTGTAGCTGCCACCGGTCTGTTGCACATCCCCGTTGAAGGTCGCGCCGCTGCCGCCCTGGATGGCCAGGCC